CGCTCAGGGTAGAGGATGCCGGCGCCCATCTCGAACTTCGCGCCCACGGTGCTGAACTGGTTCAGGGGTCCGCCGATCTCGCTGCGGTCCTTGATGATGGTCTCCATGCCCGCGCCTTCGGGGTCGATGACCGCGAAAGCGTCCTTGCCGAAGAACATGGTCAGGTACACCGCCACTTCGCCCTCCTTCACGATGGGGGCAAGGTTGCTCTCCACGAAGCGCACGCCGTGCAGCTCACCGATCTCGCCATTAAAGATCTCCGCAGAGGCGTCGTACTGGTGGGCCTCGATCCAGCCCTTGCTGTTGCGCAGATCCTCGGCAACGGAGGGATGGATAACAGCCAGGTACTTGCCGCCGGAGAAGGTGGGGGCGTTGTTCTTCTTCAGGATGGTAACAGCCTTGTTGACCATGCGGGGGGTCAGGTAGGCCACGTTAGCAGTCGCCTGGGCCAGCGCGGCGCGGGTCGCGGGGGTGCTGACGAAGTTGCCCTCGGCGTCCAGCACGTCAGCAAACAGCACGTTCGCGTTGGTCATCAGGATGCTGCGGATCAGCTTCTCGTAGGTCAGGCCCGCGCTGTAGCCGACTTCCTCGGTCGCATGCAGGATGATGTTGTCGATGGCGTGCATATCCAGCACGTCGGAGATGGAAACGTACAGGCCCCACTGGTCAATGGGCACATTGACGCTGGTGGTGGTCAGCTTCTTTCCCTCAGGGATGACGCCTTCCTGCAGCTTGTCAGCCTGGGGCAGGGTGTCGAACTTGCGCCACTCAACGCTCTTTCCGTGGTTCGCAGGCAGGCTCTGCTTGCTGCCCAGCTGGCCGAAGATCATCTTCTCACGGCTGTTCTCCAGAACTTCCGTGTTGTAGAAGATCTTCATCTCCGCGCTCATCGCGTTGGTGTTGGTGGTCGCTCCGGTGTAGGAGTTGACAGTACCGGTGGTCACGTTGGTCACAGTGCCCGCCTCAGCGAACATCTGCAGGTTGAAAAGATAGAACTTCTTCATTTTCTGCTCCTTTACGCATTGGTCCATGCCATGCGCGAGGAGGCTTGTCAGAGGATGATTCTCCTGCCCATTCGCGCCTGGCGTTTCACTTCCTCACGGTCCGCCTTGGACCACTTGGAAGGATCGTCACGGATTTCCAGCGGCGAGGAGACATGCTGCGTTCCGTTTTCGGTCGGGCGCTGGATGCCGCTTTGCACACTCTGGCTCAGCTTCTGCTGGGCCTTCTGTGCCGCGACTTGCATCTGCGCCGCCTCGATCTCGGAACGGTGGATCAGGTAGTACGCGTCCTTGACGCTCACGCCTACCTCCGGGGAGGTCAGGCGCTGAAACCGCGGATTTTGCAGCTCTGCTCTCAGGTCTGCATTGGGAAACAGGGGTTTGATGTCGCGCTCAAAGGCTGTCACCATCCCTTGCACATGCTCCTGGAACTTCTGCTGCTGCAGCGTCTGTGCATCTCTCGCGTCCCTGGCTGCTTTGTCTGCCTCGAGCGCTTTGAGCTGCTTGTAAGCCGCGGTGGGCACGCCTGCCTTGGCGGCGTCCTCCTCGTACAGCGAATCGTCATCCGTGTACGCGGCGATGATGCCGTCAATGTCGCTGGCTTCCTTGCCGTACTTCTTCCCCAGTCCTTCAAAAACCGGGGCCAGCTTGCCAAGGGTTTCCTCCGCTTGCTTCGAGTTCCGCAGGCGCTCCTGTACGATGGCGGACGTGTCGGCATTGAAGCGGTCTTTGTACTTCTCCTTCACGGCCTTCCACTCTGCGTCAGGATCGCTTGTGGCCTCCTGTGCCGGCGCGCTCGGCTGTTCCTGGGCTGCAGGTGCTTCCGGCTGCTTGCCGTACTGCACGTTTGCCAGAGGATTTGTCCTGCGCTGCCGTCTGTTCGGATTCGTCGGAACGGCGGCTTCCGATGTTACGCCCGCGCCCGATCCTGCTCCGCCCTCTCCTCCGGCCGCGCCAGCTCCTGCGCCTCCGTCATCAAAGAGCGTCAGATCGAACTTCCTCATCACTTTTTCCTGCATGTGTATCTCCTTTCTCGCTGTATCGTCGCGGCGCCGCGGGGTGCAAGAATCCCCGATTACATCGCTATCGTAGCAATAAAAAAAGCGGAATGAGAGTCTTTTTCCCATCCCGCTTGTCGATCAATTTTCCACAGCCATTCTGATGCTCTGTGGATATTGCTGTCCCAGGGCATACAGCCCATCCACCGCCATCTGGAACCGCGCCGCGATCTCGCACCACAGCTCCAGGCAGTCCGTCACCGTCACCACCGCATGCCCGTGGCCGGTGTGGTATACGGTGTTCACATCCTCCACGTTTGCACAGCTGGTCGCCAGCGTGCACATGATCGTGGATACCGCGCAGCACACAAGGTCATGGTCTTCCTCGTTGCGCTGTGCATGAGCATGGCCATCAGCCGATATGGAGAAGGTCAGGTCACGCCCCAGTTCTGCATGTATCACGATCATTGCGGCCTTGTCGCCTCCTCGCTCTGCGCCTCTGCCTTCTTCACGAAGGGGTGCTTCTCTTCTTCCAGATTCCCGCTGGTCGCCTCGCTCTTCGGCATCTCAAAGTCGCCGCTTTGCATCGGCTGCATGCCGGCAGTTCCTCCACCGCCTGCGGCTGTCATGGCGATCTGCTGGATCATCGCCGCGCTCTGCTCATCGCCCAGCTGCATGGCCATCTGCGCCGCAATCTGGCCGATCTGCTGAAGCGCCATCGCCATCGTGCCCATCTGCCGCACCTTCTGAAGCAGCTCTTCCTTGCCCTTGAAGTCCATCATCTCCAGCAGCAGCGCCGTCTGGTCCGCCAGTTGCGGGTTGAATACGCCCAGCTGGAAAAGCTGGATTCCCAGCTCGTTCTGCGCTGCCTTGGTGTATGCCGTCTCCCGCTGTGCGCGCACGTCGATATCAAACGCCGGCAGACGGTATCCCATGTCCACGCCTCCGTCGAATCCCTGATGCTGGGGAATAAGGCCAGCGTTGGTGTAGCCCTCGACGTACATCTCCCCGCCGTCCGGCCCCAGGATGCGGAACTGCCGCGGCATGTCGTAGAATTGCCGGATGCGCTCGATCACCATCGTCACGATCTGCGAATACGCCCGGTACGCCGCCTTGTTGGAGTCCTTGCTGGATCGGCCCGCGTCCTCCTTCAGCGCCGCAATGGCACTCGCCGCCGTCACGCCGCTGGGGGTGCCTCCGTTGTTCACGTCCGCGTTCCCCGTCACAAATTTCAGCTCGTCAACCTTCATCGCCAGCACGTCGATCACGTTGCCCGGCAGCGCAGGATTCACCACGGGGATCAGGTTCTCCGCGTTCAGGTTACCCTTGTAGTGAATAAAGGGCTTGGTGGTGTCCGCCGCTTCCTCCTCGTTGATGCCGCCGTCCTGACGCACAAACCATCTCGGCGTTGCGTTTACCGTCGCGTTGCTCACCACCGCCTGACTGATGCGGTCGATGTCCGTCTGGGTGTCCTTGCCCACATGGATGTATCCGAATCCGCAGGGGGATCCCTCCACCGGGAACAGAGGATCCAGCACGAAGGGATATAGACCATCATCGTACAGGCCGCGCTGCTGGCACTCCGGGTCATCCATCGTCGCATAAAGAACGTGTTCTCCCACGTATTTCACATAGTGCAGGATCTTCCGGTTCTCGTTGTAGGTGTGGTAGTACCAGTCCACCACCAGGCTCTTGTCCGTCGTGCTGATGCTGTCATCATAGCGGTATTTGCTCACCGTGGAAGGGGAGGACAGCGTCTTCCCCTCCAACTGCGGGTACATCTGCACCAGCTGCTCATTATCCACCAGCGCGATGTGGAAGATGTTTTTTGAGTCCTGGATGTCGCTCACGCCAGGCTCCCAGAACAAGTTGAGGATGCTCACCTTGCGGATGCTGATGTCCCCCAGGCCGTTCAGCTTCTTTTTGTCCCAGTAGATGCCATACGCGCCCGTGCCCTCCAGCATCTTCTGCCACGCACAGTCGCTGTACACCTGCTCGAATCCGTTGATCTTCATCACCACCGGCACAATGGCGTTGAGCTTGGCGGCTTCCAGCTTGTCATCCTTCATCCGGGGCAGGATCGCCGGTTCGGGGTAGGAATCCATCGCGTCCGCGTGTTTGCCCACGATGCAGTTCCACAGCCATGCCGTGCTGGATTTGCTGCTGCTGGAGCCTCGGATGCCCTTCTTCTCGGTGATCTGCTCCCAGTTCTTCAGCTTCCACCACTCCTGCGCCTCGATGATCCTGCGCTCCAGGCTGGACTTTCCCTGGCGGTAGCGGTGCATGGTGTTCGTCGCCTTTTTCAGCATCTCCACCGTGATCCGGCTGCCCGCAGGGCGATATACGGTTCCGCTTTCCTCCAGTCCCGCACGCTCCTGCATGCCGGGGGTCTGTACAGGCGTCATGCCCGCCTGCTGGTTTTGCGCTGTCAGCGCCGCCAGCACTTCAGGGGTGGGCAGCTGCGCCTCACGGTTCACATCCTCCATCCCGCGCTGGCTCGGCGCCAGGTTCCCCGTCTGCTGGTCCTGCTGCTGGCTCTTGCCCAGCTTTGTCTCCTGCTCTGTTTTCTTGATGGCCATTTGTTATCTCCTCCTGTCAGTAGTTCGTGAACATGTCCAGCGGGTCGCTCATAACCGCCGGCGAGTCCTTCGCCTCCATCGGGCTGATCGGCCGCGACATGCAGAAATAGCGGAATTCGTCCGCGATGTGGTCCTCACCCTCGGTGTCGATGTCCTCCACCTTGTGATCGTCGTATTGCAGCGATGGCAGCGTGCGGATGAAGTCCCTGCAGCTGTCCAGCACATACATGCGCGGGTATCCGTCCTCGTCAAACTGCATCCGGTAGTGGCATTGCATCCATCCGGGGATTCGCTTGTGGTCTCCCGGCGTGAAGGAGATGTGATGCTTGTACGCCATCTCCGCCACGCTCACGCCCATCTCCGCGTCCCAGATCGCCGGATCTGCAACGCCGCTGATGTCCCTGTTCTTCAATAGCGGGTGATTGTTCTCAAATTCCCGGATCTCCGCAAACACCTTGTCAGGGCTCCACTTCAAGCCCTCGTTCGCGATGGATTCTCCTGTCCTCGTGTCCCGCTGGCATCCGTAATACTCCGCGATGCGGTATATCACGCCGTCATAGTCCACCGCCCAGTAACCCATGGAGAACGGCCTGCGGAATCCCCAGTCGAAGGAACGGTACACCTCCCACGTCTTGGGCAGCTTGAATCCCTCCGCCTTGATGACGTGCGTCCAGCGCCGGTCCTCATTCTCCGGGGCGTTGATGAACTCTTCAAAGAACGCGCCCTCAAAGATGTCCCAGCTGCCGTCTCTCCATGCCTTTCTCAGCTTCGGCGGCAGATTGTCCAGCTGCGCCAGGTAGTCAGGCTGCGCGCGCATCAAAGCCTTGTTGTCCGTGGCCTTTGCCTGGATAAACTCGTATTCGTCCGGGTTCTCGTTGCCCATGAACCGCCGGTCGATGAACAGCCGTTTGAAATAGTTGTGGCTCGGTCCTCCGGGGTTCATCGTGTAGAAGATCTGCTTGGGGAAGTTGTTCACGCCGCGCAGACAGGCCGTGATCTTCATGATCCATTCCTCCTGCAGCTGCGTCGCCTCGTCCACGAAGATCACGTCGTACTCGACGCCCTGGTACTGCATCAGGTCGTTGTCGTTGTTGCAGTAGCCGAATTTGATCGTGGAGCCGTTGGGGAAGTAGAATCGTTTTTCGGTCTTGTTGTACCTCGCCAGCTTGGCAAGGCTCTCCCG